AGCTGGCGCCATCATAACAGTTACAGGGACCGTGGTAATAGCACTTTGGTTCATCGGTTATCCTTTCTGCGTTCAATGAAAAAAGAGCCCTCCTTGGAGGGCTCTGTGAGTAATAAGGTACTGCGTATACAGGTCAAACATAGTGATACAATACCCTCTTCCTCATAAAATTTTAGAAACTGTTCTTCAAAATAGTTGCACGGGTCAGTCGCTCCCAGTTACTGGGACTAATCTTAACCAGGTCTGCAATCTTAATTGCAGTACGGAGACTCAACTCACGCAGGCGATCTTTATTCTCTTCCATGTATGCAATAATAGTATCGCCTTCATTGCCAGTGAAGCAGTATGACGCAAACAGATCACCTTCGTTGTGGACTTGCTTAATCCGGAGCATACAATCGCGCTCGGTGGTCATAGCTAAGTCCAAGTAGTGACACCGTGACTGAAGTGCAGCAAGGTGGTCTTGTAGCTTCCGGGACTTTACATTATTAAACTGCAGGTTAGTGATAAAAATCACGCTTCCTTTGAAGTTAAAGCTATTCGGAATACCTTCGTTGCGCAAGTAGCTGGAGTCTGCGCTCCAGCTAATGCGGCGGGTCTTGCCGCTGTCTAGTGCTGCTTTAAGAATGTTCAGTGCAACTTCGTCCATTAGCACCGAGTCACAGTCATCAAACACCAAAACATTGTTCGCATCGCTGTACTTGTAGAGCATAGTGAAGAGAGCAACTGCGGTCATTGCGCCTTTAACGATCTCATAGCGCGGAGGAAGATTCTTAATCTGGGAGAACATCTTGTCTTTCTCAAGCTGTTTAGTTACACCAAACGACTTACCAACACCTGGAGGACCGCTTACAATAACTGCGCGAATAGAACCTTCCATCGTTGCAGCGGTCATCTCTTCTAGGATAGCAAAGCGATCCTTAATACGGGTCATAATTTCATCATCAGTTTCAACGACTTGTTTAACTGCGGCAGCCACCTTAGTAGTTGCAGTTGGGAGAACTTCTCCATCATACGCAACGTTCTCAGCGAGCACGTTAATACGAATCTTATCACGATCGCCACCAACAACATCATTTGGGCGAACAGTAATAAACGAACCCTTGGCGCCTTCCTTCACACCTTGTACCAGCTCAAAGACCTGGTTGTGAACTTCGACACCGCGATAAGTGCCGTTAGTGATAGTAACCGTAGTACTCATATCATAAGCCCCTGTATTAGCCTTGGTATGTAATTTATAATGTATTATAACTGCTGCTAGTAATGCTGTCAACTACTTTTTGTGTGCATTTCCTAACTTCATGTATTATAACATATACAGCCAAAAGGTCAACCTGTCATTTGAACTTATTTTGCGCTATTTGTGTACCAGTACGCACAACTACCTGGTTCTATGCAAATGATTTGAGCGTTTTCCCTTATAAATCAATGACTTAGCGGTTTAAGTGAATTATAATAGGCTATAATAAGTCTATATAAATCAATGACTTAGTAGTCCATTATAAATCAACTTAGTTGAAGTTGCAAGCGAGGGCAGATTTGTAAGTTGTTGATTTATACCGTGCGGGACTATATTTGAAGGTCGTCTAATCCCGCTGCACGCAATCTGGCAATATGACCTAGTTGAAAATTCTTTGATTCGATTGCCTTAAGAATGCCAAGAAACTTGTTACGCAACAGCGCCACCTCATTGATGAGCACATCGGAGTTGATTACTTCGTCCTCGGCATCTGCGTACTTCTCGGCATCTCTGCTGGACAATGATCTGCCATAGCCCTCGAGGTACTTCTTATAATGCTTATTGCGTGTCTTCCGATGCTGCACCGTTACGAAATTGAGCACTGCTTCAATCTCTTGTAACTGATTGAAGCGATGCTCTGTGATGCCAGGTAACCGTTGTATTTGCTTCTCAATACTTCCATGTATGCTACAGTCCTGCTTGGCCAGCTCTAACTCGTCTTCATAATATGTAATGAAGTTCGGGAGCAATCCCATGTTAGTAGCAACCTGGTTATACCTAACCATTAGTCGTCGTTCTCATCGTAACTGCCGTAGTAGTCATCTTCATCTTCATCTTCCTCTTCCTCGGCAAATGCTTCCTCATCCGCAAACTCCTGGAGAGCTATCTTTAAGTCCGCATCGACTGCGAACTTCAAAATTTCGTTTGCGTCGGCGCCGTGCTCTACCAACACGTGGACGAAGTCGTCGGCTGCTGCTGCGAGGTCGCCGCCCATCAGATGAGGCTTTAGTTCTTTCCAAACTTGTAAATGTAACTCTAAATCCACGGTAGTCTCCTAAATTAAATGGTAGTGTTCAAGTGGGTCTCACTTGAATTACTGTGCGTTATCAGCAACGTCGCTGACATTATGACCAGGCGCGTCTTCAGTCTGGTTAATTTCGTCTTTAGCGATTGCAGGATTAGCTTCTGCTGCGGCAATACCGTCCAGGACCTGGTCAATGTCATCTGCGGCATCCACTAACATGTAATCGGTCAGATCAGACATGGCCATATCCGCCATGACCTTATCTAGCAGACCGTTTTCGTTTGCTTCCCACTTCTTGCGGAATGCTTTAAGCTCTTCACCAGCTTTTGTGGTGTACACGTAGCTGTTGCCGGACTTAACTAACATTCCTTTCGCTTCGGCCATTTCAAACATACCACTGTACGGACTCATACCTGATGTGTATGGAATTTTAATCTGGATGTTCTCAAATGGTTTCGCGTAACGTGTCTTCATGATCTTGCAACCTGCACGAATACCGTTTACTGTGGATGTTTTGTTTCCATCTTCATCTTCTTTAAGTTTCATCTTTTTCATTGCTACTACAATAGATGAAGCAAAGATGAAGCCACGGCCACCGCTGATAACTTCGTCCGGATTGAACATATCCTGTGATTCGTAAGTGTGATTAGTTGCAACTAAGCCTACGTTATACGCGCCAAACATGTTAACCGTATTACGGACAAGCGCGGTTAGTGCTTTTGGCTTTCGGCCCATATCACCTTTCATGTCACCAGCTTCAAATTGCTTAACATCTGTGGGTGTGAGTAACATACCCAACGAATCAACTATGAACAGAACTTTCGGGCGGTCGGCTTCGTCCATTGCTTTGTAGTCTTTCATAAATGTGCTGATTGTTAATGCTACATCGTCGATCATTGACATGCTAAGTTTTAACAACTTACTTTCATCTGTGTCTACACCAAGTGCATGTAACCAAGTTTCATCAAGTGCGTTCTCGCTATCAATTAAAACAACATAGATACCTTGTGCTTGTGCATCTTTTACAATGTTACCGGATGCAATGTATGATTTACCTGCACCAGATTCACCTGCAAAGATTGTTACCTTACCAAGTGGAACACCTTTGTGGAAGTCGCCACTAATAAGATAGTTTAGTGCATAGTTCCCTGTGCTGATCCAATCTTTGGGATCGTGGAATCCGGTTGACAGCCCGTCAATTGATTTTGTTATGCTTTTGCGAAAGCGGCTTACGTCGAATGGTTTAGTCATGTAATTTTCCTCATTATATTCTCAATACATTGTGCTATGGGGTTTTACTCTAATTAATTCGCTGATACTTAATATCAACATTTAAGCCCCATTGATTGTATTTTAACCTATAAGGACTATAGGTTAGAAACTAAGAAGGTAGCCCGGATGACGCCGGGCTACAAACTTAAGGTTCACTAAGAAGTATTACTTCTGGCGTGAACGGATCATTGCGAGAATGTCATCCGTCTTCTGGGTAGTGGCTGTTACGGCAGGTGTTTCAACTACTGCTTCAGGCGCTACTTCGATATGTGCCGATGGTTTCTCTGCTGCTGTAGTCGACTCGACTGCCGCCTCTGCTGGTGCTGCTGCTTCGGCGCTGCTGTTACTGCCAGTATCGCGCTTCTGCAAGCCCGGTGGAGTAAAGTATGCACCCCAGCGATCTGCGTCGTAGGGTTCGCCTTCAACTGAAGCTTCGAACATTTCTTGAATGATCTTCTGCACTTCTGCCGATGGTTTTGGTGGTAGGAAGTCTGCCAAATTAGACAGACCGTTTGCACCAATTGCTGCAATTTCATCGTCAGTTAATGCGCTTTCCTTACGTGCCCAGCTTGAGTTACTGTAATCAGCATAACCACCTTTTGACGTCTTAACTACACGGAAGTCAAGACCACCGTTCTTGTCAGTTGGAAGATTCTCGAGCTCGGGATCCATTAAGCTGTTCTTAATGAGTGTAAAGATCTGAGGGCTGATCATGAAGCGGCGGATTGGGTTTTCCGGAGAGTCGGCGTTCATTGGATCTTGACGTACAAAACCCTGGAACAGATAGGTACGCTTTTTCCAGTACTTACGGCCCATTTCCTCAAGTGAGGTATCCTTGAACCATGTGCGTACTTCATCCAACACTGCGTCTTTTTCACCATACATTTCCATACACGGAACTTGAACAACTACTTCGCGTGAAGTTGGGTCGCCCTTGATGCCAATGAATGGGAATTTGAACATTGTACGTTCAACCCAAAAGTACGGGTTGTCAGGGTTGCCATCTTCTAAGAATCGAAGAATTGCGGTGTCGCCTTCGTTTATGTTCCAGTGTGGGTAAACAGGACCTTCACCGTCGTTACTGGTTCGGTTGGATTTATTTTCTTGTGCTGCTAAACGAGCACGGATATCTGCTAAAGAGGCCATAATGATTGTTTCTCCTATATAATGTCCTAATACTACTCAACCTTCGCGGTTAATATAGCATACGATTATTTATCGCTTTTCTCTCAATTACTAATTTTTCTTTTACAAAAAGTTTAATAACTGTTAACGTATTATATAGCATCTTGCTGTCAGATGCAAGATAATTTATGGCCAAAATAAAACGGCTTTCGCCGTTTTATAAACATCAAGGAATGTTTTTAATCTATTTCTCTAATAGGTATCGTGTACGCTGCATCAATGAATCAAGGTCAGTACCTTCCATAGTTAAACTCGGCTTGCTAGCACTGTCCACGCTCTCATAAGGGGAGCTGCCATCAAAAATTTTGGAAATCTGGTGCGCCATGATCTCTAAAATCAATTCAAAATCGTCATCTGGTGCGTAACCGAATTCACCGGCAATGATATCATACCTGCGATTCAGAATCGCGATATCGTTTGGTGACGTTTTGCTACTGACCATAATGTCGTAAATATCGGCTCCGGCTGCGATTTCTTTCCCTAACTCTGGACTTAATGACTCCAGACTCATTGACTCCGGAGTTAGTTTTGTCGGCTCGGGTTCCGCTGCGTCTTCAATTTCTGCTACATACTTCGTAAATGGATCCATTTGTGATTCCTTTTTAATATATTTGTCAAGATCTTTATTTACGCTGGCGGTTAACTGTGTGTCATTGTCAGCATCTAATTCTTGTTCTAATCCTTCTTCCATCGATAAATCAAATTCGGTCTTGCCGCCAGCTGCTTTAGTTTTAGCTCGACCTTGCGCTCCCCAAGCATCGTAACGGGCTTTCTTCTCGTCTGGCGATAGTGGAGTTGTTCCGCCGCGTACAGGTTTATCTCTGTTGCGTCCGGGCATATAGCGTACTTCACTATTTGATATTGATTCACGTGGGAAATCTCTGGCGTATGTGTTATCGTAATTTAGTTCGTGTGCCAGCGCAGGGTCGTTGTCGCTTATCCAGCTTATTACGATTGGTCTCGCGTCAGACTCTGGGTCGGCGGCAGCTGCGACTGCTAAACTATCAAATAGATCATCGTCACCAACGATATCGTACAGCACATTCGTTACGTTTAGCGCATCGATGCCTAATGGTTGTTCTATTGCTAAGAAGTCCGTTAAGGCTGCAATCTTATCGTCTGTGTCTGGCATCGACCAGGTACCTTCGATTACTTGTTCTGCCCACTCGGCGAATTCGTTAACTTCTTTCATGTTGCTTGCTCCTTGAAGCTCTGGCTGTTCTACATCCTCGTCCATTGCTTGTTTTAATTCAATCTGGGTTGCACCGGCTTTGCGAGCTTTCATAGCATCTACTGCGGCTTTAGTTTTTCTTAAACGAGCTAATAATTCTTCGCGCGATTTGCCCGGAACTGTTCCCGTCTTAAAGTCAGTAGCATCCACTGTTTCGTCAATTGAGTCAGCAGCCCCGGCCATTGCTTGGAGCCTAGCCAATAACGGCAATGCTTCTTCAATGCGGGTGTTTACTGAGCGCTCAGTAAACAAACCACGAATCTTGTTTACGTCAGTATCTTGTTCTGTGATAGCTGATGGTTCCCAGCCTTCTTTGTAAGTATTGTAACCGCGCTTGCCAGCAATCTGCTTCAGCCCTTTGCGCATTGCAGTATAGTGGCGTTGGCCAGTTTCTACTAGACCAATTGTGTCTTCGTTTTCTTCAAACATTGCAGAACGGCGTACAAAACCACCTAATGTATTAATGTCCCTGACCATCTCGCTAATATGCAGGCCAAACAAGTCGTATGGGTTTCCACCTTCTGTGACGTGTCGAGCCATGGCCCTTGCACCGGATAACTTAGTGAACGGTAGTTTAAAGCGTTCGCCATCAGCATTCTCAACAAACAATGCGCTAATGTTGCGGAAACGTGCCTCACCTTCGCCTAGCTGCTTGCTATGCTTAATGATAATCTTGGCGTTACCTTGCTTGTTATAACTAGTCTTGGATGTGCCGTAGTAGCCCTCAAATATATTCCTGAAGCTTTCAGTAATATCCGCCGCGTTAGATAGGTCGTACTTCAAATCAGTTGTATGCTTCAAACTGAATCCTAGACGATTGCTGCGGGCAAACGTACTCATGTGCTCGATAAAGTTTTCCCACTTGCGTTTTGCTTCGCTATCGAGTGATCTGCTAGTATTGTCGCCGTAATAAATCTCAAGGTTGTTACCGGTTGTTAAAATAACAACCGGTCCGTAGTTATTACTACCAGCGATAAAATCAAAACTAAACATTTCAACCTCGTCCATCGACGTGGTTTCTTTACCCAACGATGTTAACGTTTTGATTTTGGAGTTACTAAATTTAGTGCCAAGAATCTTGAATAATTTATCTGCGGTGTTTTCCATGTAATTATTTACCTTATATAAGTTAGAACATCGCGATAAACGGCATTGGCGCAATCTCAATGTCGCCAAAGTCGCTAAACTGTGTTGATAATTCTTTATGATAATCCTTTAACAGCTGGAACATCCTGACAGTTAGTAGTAACGCCATAACTAAGTCGTCGTGCTCGCCCGGTTTAGCTGCATAACTTGCACCATGTGCAACAAAGTGTTTGAACTCACTGATCAAAGACTTTGAAAACACTGTCAAAGTCTTTGACTCGACTAAGTTCTTTAACTTTGCACAGGCTGCAAGCTTTGATTTGTTTGTAGTAGTGAATCCTTTGCGGGAGCTGCCCTGTGACCGTTTTGGTTCTGACAGGAACACCCCCGGAATGTTATGCTCACCATACTCATTGATGCTAACTAGTGCTGCCTCGCCTAATGTATTGTTCTCTACACTGTAGTAGACACTGTTAGCATCCCGACACTTCTCACCGACGTACTGTATGATTTCAACGAACGTCCGGATCTGCCCCGACACCGATGTCTTATTATGTTTCCACTCGGCAATTTGTTTTGTTGTGTTTGCTTCAAACACCTGTATTGCTGCCGGGTCACCACCTGTTCCGAGACTTGGGTCAAGTGCTACTGTGTATATCATGCCAGGTTTGGGTTCTGCGTACCATCGTACTTGCCCGGATCTGCGAATCGGTTCCATACCTTCCATATCAATGAGAGTTGTGGCTGCAATAAGTGTTTCATCAAATATTAGGAAGCAATTCAAGTGCTCACGTCGGAAACGTTCTTCCCCGATGCGTCCCATTTCTTCATCCGCCCATTGCTGGTCTCGATCTGGATGTCGTCTCCAGTCTGCTGAGTACGCATGGAATCCGTTAATCCCTAGCGCAGTTTCGTTCCCGTACTCGTCTTCTGTTTTATTGGCACCTTTCCATAGTAACGCAAATTGATCTTCATCGCTGTTTGGCGTACTTGTTATAATCGCGCCACCACCTGTTGACAGTGTAGGAGATATCGAAGTCCAGAACTCTTTCGCAATAGTAGGTCTGACAAACGCGAATTCGTCTAAGTACAATAATGTTATAGACATACCACGCCCGGTGTTTTCTGTTGTTGCTTGCGCTACAATACGGCTACCGTTGTCAAACTCCATTGATCCTTTGTTGTACGAGGTAACCCCGGCACGTATATGGTCCGGGCATAATTCATAAGCGTATCTAATACGCTGCATAATTTCTTGAACACCACTGTACTTGTGCGCTGCTACAAGGATTGTACTATCTGGCTTAAACATTGCATACCACAACAGGTATCCAGCTGCGGTTGTTGTATTATGACTCAACACGTTGTTGCAGTAATAGAGATGATCCTCTGAGTCGATCTCTAAGTCAAACATGTGAGTTCTTACATTGAGATTCTTAACTAATATAAGTTCTTCGTTGCCGAATTTGGTAGAGATCAGATCTCCGACTTGCAAGTCCTGCACCCATCTTAACCCAGCCGGAGTTTGAATTAAATGCTTATCAGCTGCCACTAATTCGGTGTTTCTTGTCTTTATCTGCCACGCATCGTAAGGTACTGTCCTGAACACGTTATTAGCTGGTGCAAAGTCGGACTGGAAATTTACTTCTTTTGTATGAGTAAATTTAAGATCATTATTATCTGAAATAATCTCAGCCAGTCTGTAGTCCCGGTCTATTAAGTAAAGCAGACCTTGTATTAGTTTTCTTGCAAGAAATCTAAGCATACCCCTCGTCCTATCGTTTATTTGGCCGTTAATTGCCAAATGTGGTAATTCATTGTGATCGCCCCATCCCTGCGGTGGAGTAGATTAATATCTTTTTGATGTAGCAATCTATCTTGTTACAGTGATAGGTGAGCCATTCATTTTGCTGCCCCCGAGTGAAGTGTCTTTACACTGTGATTCACTAGCATCTGTCAATTACCGTACGTGTACGAAGATACTTTAATGTTATTTCCATCTGAATACAGTATGCGTATATTTACCATGATTTCATTGCTTTTGAACCAGGAATCACAATGTGCCGGGTCTACTTAATTACCTGTTACTGTCAGGTATTATAAGCCTTCTTTGCTGCTGCATGTGTGCGGGGCGCAGGGTGCATTGGCCTATTTTGCCAATGCTACTAGCCAATTCTCTAATTTTGTTACTGCTTTCTCTCTTAGGGTCAGATCTTTCCATATCAAGTCGCCTATTTGCATGACAGTGTTGTTGCTTTTATTCATAACAAGTGTTTGGTACCCACAACATTTTCCAGTTTGTCTACTTAGAAGATTAATACTGAAACGATAATTAACGTAACTGTCTATTAGTTCAATCTGGAAATCAAATGGCTTATACAACAGTCTCCCTTTGGTGGGATGCTGTATGTTGAAGAAGTTACTAAGAAAATGCTTCGCTCCAGTCTGCAGATTAGCACAGTCCGCAAAGTCTTGCATTTGTTGCTCATTGTATTGAGTTTTACTGTGTGGGCGTTTTATTAAACCGCCATCCAAACTTTTTGACATTATACTCTAAACCTATTTTCGTGCTCTGTTCCAAAACTCTCAGCGCCAAGGCGGGCCGCCGCTGCATTAGCCCAGGCTAAGTCTCGGTCCGGGTGGTCGTGCCATGTGATGCTAAGTGGCACACACGCAATGACACCCTGGCACGACGCCTTCCACAATGCGGCGAAGAAATCATCGTCGCGGTTAGCAGAACTGATTACGATTAATTGGCTGTTACGCGACGCAAGTACCGAAATTAATGATAACCACGCACCTGATGCATCGTTATTATTAACAAAAGAAAACTCGTCCAAGACCAACATCGATACCGTCATGCCACGAGACATATTCGCATTAACTGCCTGTGTTATAATACCGGATCCATTGGCAAATTCAATTCTTGTCTTATTCCGGACCGTTAATCTTTCCTTTAAGAAGTCAGGACAATAATCGTAACCGTATAATATACGAGCTAGTAGCTCCCTGGCTGCTGCTAATTTATTTGCCCCCACGACAATGCGCTGGTCTGGCTTGAACAAAGCATTCCAAAGTATGTAGCCAGCCAATACCACAGTCTTGCCCATCTGGCGGCTCACTAAGTTAACCGTCTGATTATTCCTGATACACGAGTCTAATAGATTGCGCTGGCAATCGTATAGCTTTAGTAAAATTTTGCCACGGTGTGGATGTTGTATTTGAAAATAATTACTTATAAAATAATCAGGCCCAGTGACTGTGTCAGCGCATTTAATAAATTCTTCGTATTCAGTCATAATTGTATTTATTACACGGCACCGCAAACTGATAAAAAAAGGCAACCGAAGTCACCTTTTACTTACTTTCAGATGGGCGAGTAGCGAATTCGCTTGCATCTTGGCCGTAACGCCTAACAGGTCCTAAGACTGTTATTCTTCACATGTTTCGTTCATCTTTAATATCCGGTAAAACTAACAATGGGACTAACGTTATTAATCGCGTCTGGCTCTTCACTATGGCTCGGTGTGTGCTCGTGGTACTCAATTCCCATTCGCTTAAACGCCTGCTTTACCATTTTCTTTTCTTCGTCTGTATATGTAACGATCATTGGTCTGTTAGTGACATAGCTGTACGGATCGATATCGTCTGCGTCTGCCGGGCAACGAGCCATCAGCATTGATGCTCTATACAAGTCTGTCCACCCATCAAGTGTAAATGCTGCGCCAGGACTTACCTTGGCGTGTGCATCTAATACTTTACCGCGACGTGTTTCAATCACGAACTCGTTAGCTCTCATTGGCTACGCTTTTCTCCACGCTCATTGAATGACTTGTACAAGTTTAAGAAGCTAGCAGTCTCATCAAGGGGGTCTCCCGGAAACTCCTGACCTTTAACTGCTTCCGGCAATTCAAGTCCACTCTCTCCAATTGATGCAACGTCAACTGGCCCTACTGTTCCATCTTGTTTAAGAACTTTATGGAACGAAGTCTGAGACATAGGCTTTGCTTCGTCTGTGACTCTAACTGTGCTATCCCCTGCTCTTAATCCAGGACGACCACGTGACCCAATCTTCTTATTTTGGAAATGCCCAATTACTGCATCGATGTTACTTTTAGCAATCTCAATTGCTTCGTCTGCACTATTCGCAGCAACAACAATACTATCTACTCCTGTCTCGTAGTACTTTCCGCCCCAAAAGTTACCAATGCATCTGACCATAAACAACTGGCTAGCGCCTTGATCGGATTCCGAAACTGCCATTGGGTTATCGCCTGGGTATTCTTTTCTGTACTGCTTCTTAATACCGTTAAGTCCGCCGCTTGTGCCATTAATTACTGCGTCCACACTTGAAACATATTCAGCTGGTGTGTTGGCGTGATTGATGTTGCGACCATCTTCTTCAACTGGTTCGCTGCACGATGCCATAAGTGATGCCATGTCATTTTGAGCTGGTGCAATTGCAAACGATAGCTCGGGTGCGCCGGTGTCAACATCGCTATCTATGTCGGTCGTTGCTGCTGGTTGCGGAGCGTACTCGCTATATCCTTGTGAAGAATTCAGGCCTGCGTTCGCTAGCATACCAGTCAGCGCATCAACGCTATCGCCCGTTCCGGTAATAGTAACCGTATCGTTGCCCGGCTGGTCTGGGTTAGTCGTCTGTGTGACTGTAATATCTTCGTTAAGCATCGCTTCAAGATTGACGCCATACTCTTCGTAAATTGAATTGTTAGTAATGTCAGCCGACACAATGTCGCTCAGGTGTACGTTAATTTGCTTACCGTCACTGTTGCGAATAACTGTGCCATAGTGGCCGCTCGTACTACGACTAACAAATATGCCGGTACGATCGCCTTCTGGGTCTTTCATAATCGACGGCGTTAATACAACTGGGGTACCGCGCTGTAGCCGCTTGCGATGCTCTGGGTTCTCGCTGTCAAACGTCGAGTACTCTGGTGAGTCTTCAGCCTCGTCGGCGTCAAAATCATCATAGTCGCCAAAGCCTTCTGCAATTGCTTCGGGATCTGCTGTCATTTCTTCATTGACCTCTTCTTCAGCTTCAATAGACTCCGGAATTGGCGAAAACGGCATTAAATCTTTAACGGCAATCCATCCAGTCTTGCCGTTAGCATCTTTAACCGTGACCTTG